TGGGTTTGGAAGATTTTGCCTTCGAGAAGGTCAATGATTTGAGCTTCGCCGTTGTTTTTGGCTTCTTCCATACCGTTGATGGTTACTGTCGCCGCATACTGTTTCCAGTTGTACTCAGCAGCCGAAATGCCTGTCTGAGCAGTCGTGGAAATAGTATCGGTTCCGCTGTACGAGCCAGCGGTTGAGTTGGTTCCATAAATTACTGGAACAACAATCTTTGCGCCACCCGAAACTGTTCGCATGGTTTGACCGTTGGTCAAAGCATAGAACAATGGACGAGCACTGAAAATGTTGTCCACCAATTTTGGAACATAGTTGTTGAGAGTCGTAGTCAGAATCTCATCAAAATTGCTGTTTCCCGCAGCCATTTTTGTTTGCTCCTAAAAGGTTAAGTGCTTAATTGTTTCTTAGCCAGTGCAAACGCTTCTCGGATACTTGATGGCTTTTCACCACTGGAATCAATTTGCTGGGTTCCCGCTTGGGTTGACCCTCCAGGGGTGATAACAGACGCATCACGCTTTTTTTGGGTGATCTCTTGCTCCTGCTGAAGCTTATCAGCAGTTGCTTTGACATCACCAAACCTCCAATGAGTATAGGCAGCTTCTAGGTTAGAAATTCCATTCTTCACAGCGTGACGAAGTAATTCCTTACCGTCGAACTCACCATATTTCTCTTGGAGGTTAGAAACCTCACGTTCAACTGTTTGCTGACGTTGGGCTGCTTCTTGCTGTTCAATCTTCTTTTCAAGCTCTCGCAGCTTCTGTTCAGTTGGATCCAGTTCATCCCACTCATCTACTTGATCTGGAGTGGATAAATCAATTCCAAATGATCGCTGTAAAGCCTGTAAAGTTCCCTCTGGATCTGTCTCCAAAGCAGAAACGATTGATTCAGCTTGACGCAAACGGTCACGTTCAGCCGATAATTCCTGCGTTTTACGGGTGTAATCCGCTTGACGCTGGTATCCATCTCGAAGTTCGTCTAGGGTGACCTGTGATTCTTCCCCGTCCACCTTAATGGTGTACATATCAGCAGGTTCCTGTAAAACCTCATCTGAAGTTTGTGGAGTGTCCTCATAATACGAGGATTCCAGTTCATCTTCTGTTTCTTCGGGCACTAGCCCCTCCTAGGAGTCAATAAAGTTACTCCTATTAAGAATAGCATACTGTCCCACTAGAGGGACGGAAGTTCCATTCCCATTTGATTTTGGAGTTGCAAAAGCAACTCGGGTGGAATACCCCCAGTGGGGGCAAAAGCCCCATCCGTCCCCATATTAGGGGATGCGGGAGGAACTGGAGGCATCCCACCTGGGACAGGGCCCTCGGAAGGAATTTGACCTTCTTCCGCGGCTACTTCTGGCCCAGGAGCCTGAACAAGGAATTTTTCGGGATCTTTGATACCGAATCCTTGTTCAAGCACATGAATAGCTAACGCTTGTGGATTAATTACTTCTCCTACAAGCGGAGCAACAGCATTCATCAACGAAACTGCTTGTTGCTTCCTGATCGTATCATTCATAGGTTGAGTCGAACCAGCTTGTACCGAAAAATCGTATTCTCCAGCAATTAAATCTCGATCAAACTGGAAAAATACGTCATCTCCACCTCTAGCAGTAACCCGAGCTACATGCTCTCCAGTCATAAACTGTTGCATTAGCTGGATTACATGGCGAGCTACGTCTGAAATCGCTATTTCAACTATTGCCAGTTTGTCTGCTGCACGAGCATTTTGGGCATCAGCGATAATGCTGGCTTCTGTAGCGGTGCGTCGTATTTCAGGCATAGCGCCTCTGGCGTATTCGGAAACACCTGAAACAGTATTTATATCTTCTTCGATAATGTTGGAGTAGTTGTATATTTCTGCCCCAACAGGGATCTGTGGCATTGGTACAACAACCTCTTGAAGAGGTTTATTTTCGTCCACTACGGGGACTAGTCTGCCATCCTCATCTGATTCAAGAGCTTCGCGACCTTCGGGACCGAACGAACGCTCGTGGTAAAGATATTTACGGGCATAACGCTTTCTATCATTCATCAACTGGCTACGAGTTTTATCCAGTTCGAGTTGGAGGGATTCAATAGATTCCAAGTCACCGATGGGATAGAAATGGTCAGGAACATCGTAGTTTCTTACCATTACAAAAGGCTGTCCATATGCGTAAGGCATAGGAACAGGATCTACGAGAAATTCTTCTGCGCCGTCAGCGTAGATACCGAGAGTATTTTCTAGGATGTCGTAAAATTCCCAGATTACAACTTGGTCACCTACAAATTCGCTTTTGCCTTCATGGTATTCAGGGGTTTCAGTGTCCATCACGGAACTAGAAAGCCGTTTCCGTACTGAAGGCTTGTAGCGTTTATCTTTTTGCGCTTCTTCTACAGGACGTACGATCCGTTGCGCTATCCATTTAGCGTCAGCCATGCAAGTGGCGGCAGGGTCTACAAATACATCAAAAGGTGAGACTCTCTCAACGAAAGGTTGATCTTCGACTATAGCCATCGCTGATTCTGGAATCCCAGCAATAATATCTTGGTCAGTGGGAAGATCCGCTGCCATTTCGGGGTTCTCGATAGCAAATGTATCGGCTTCAAGCATCGCAGAACCGATCATCTCTTCACGCTGTTCGTCAGATAGACCCTGTTCTTGTTCAACAAATTTCCATCCGACTTTTATCCAGCCGTGGCCTATGACAAGGAAATCCTTTACTGCTGAACGGAAAGGAGTTCTAAAGTCGTGGTGTCGCCACATATAGTTGGCGACACCTTCTACTACAGCAGCCCGAGCTTTATCTTCAGGATCTGTTGCTTGTACAACAATCTTTGGATAATTAACTGCAACCGATGGAGCGATAACATTTACGGTAGAAAAAGCTAAGTTTACAGCGATGAGATCCTGTTTGGATGAGGTAGTAGAAGGCCAATGTTTTCCGCGGTAAAGATCTATCAGTCTGCGCCAGGTTTGTTCAAAGCTTTCCTGTTCTCGCCAATCTTCACATTTGCTGACTTTCTCAATGTAATCAGAAAGTATTTCTTGACGAGATTTTTTGGGCATTAGAACTGAGCTTTCTCTGGCAATTTCTGGATATTTCGGCCCGAAGCTTTCGCCTCGGCCAGTACCTTAGCCTCTCGCTCGCGCTTCGTCAGACCTCGCTCATCAGGAGGTAGCGTTGATTGATAGCCTTCGCCCGTCGATACGGTAATCGACTTTAGACGGAGCCTCCGTTCGTAGAGTTCCCGCAGTTCCGACAAGGGAACGTCACGTCGCGTTAAAACGTATTCGGCAAACTCTTCAAAGGTTGCTCCGTCTGGTAAGACGGCCATAGCTTAACCAGCGTTTGAGCCACGGTAGTTTGGTTGCCTACCTGCTGGTTCAACTTTACCAGTTGTGCCATGTTGATTCTTGGGTGTTTCGCGCACACCTGCCTGACCGTTACCACCAGTTTGGTTCGCATATTTGCCTGCGTCCATACGTTGTTTCGGTGATTGGGGTCCGCCAGGAGTCCAGATCGGGTTAGCAGATACGCTGCCGCCCCGCTCCATTTTAGCGTTTTTCCCTTTTGCCCCATCAACGGTTTGAGTACCGTTGGTGTGGGAAACAAATTTAGCCATTACAGCCCTTCCTGTGGAACATGCTCCTACTAGGTAGGCTAATGTGTCCCACGTACCGTATTCAAGCCTATTTGTAAAGGATCTTGAACATCTTGGCCAGGGATTAGCCTCGCAAACCAATCTACAGTCCAATAATCGTTGACTTCTGGCGCATATTCAGGTTCATGTGCGAATTTACGCATCTGGTTAGCTAACGCAAGAGCCATAACCCTGTCATCGTAAGGGGATCCCGACATTGAGCCCTTATCGTTACGAACAAAGGTTCGCAACTCTGCCAGAGTGTGTTTATCTCGAATGATTAGTTCTTCGTTTCGTAAAGCTGAACTCAAATCGTCAATCATTAATGGCTTAGAAGTTCTTGTTGTTTTCCAACCGTACTCTTGGCTAATTCTGTTATTTACATTGTTTAATTGTCTGCGTCTAAACAAATTAGGGTAACCAAGATGACGCAACTCTGTGATTGTCGTAAGTCCGTGGTTGTTTGATTCCACACAGCACAAAGCGTTGCGATACCACAAACCTAACGCCATTACCTCTTCAGCTAGCAAATCTGGTGCTATATGCCCATGCCAAATCGCTACTTGTTCTCCGCTACCCACGTCTAACACCTGGATCACAGAGTAATCCCCGTGGCCTAACCCTTCAGCAGTATCTACCCCCATCACATACGCTGCCAAAGCATCTGGCTCTTGCCAAACCTCAACGCTCACGACGGCCTGAATTCTGCTGAACGACCATTAAGCCGCATGTACCCAACTCGTCCACGAATCACGTTACGTTCCATTGCTTCCAGAATATCTAAATCGAACACAGGATTCCCTGACTTCACAAACGCTTCCTCTGGGGTAGTTGGATACTCCTGTGCAAGCTGCCAAGGCAGCATTGACTCAACTTTTTCCTGATACCAAGACTCTCCTCTATCTTCCGTGGCAGACCACGGATAGAACATGGGTTCAAACTTATTGGCCCCAGTAGTAGCTCCGACCCATAGCTGATGATAAAAATTGCCTGAACCATTAGCCGTACTTAGGCCGATAATGCGGCCACCCACGTCGGCTACGGGTTCTATGGAAGCCCATGCTTCTTCTGCATTTGGTAAGAACGCCCACTCATCAACCACGATAAGTGTCGCTGATTCACCACGGGCAGGATCTGAAGCAGAAGGCATCGACGTAATCTGGCTTCCGTTGTCGAATCCCATTCGTTGTTGATGCTCAACCAAAGACTTAGGTCCACGTTCAATCATCCATTTCGGTAAATGCTGAAACCCGTACTTTGTTTTACGCAACAACAGCACAGCTTCACGTTCTGTACGACTTAAATCAATAATGTTCTGATCTGGATGAAAAAACGCCAACCAAAACTGGTGGGCAGCAACAAGTGTGCTCCACCCAATCTGTCTGGCCTTTAAGGTAAGTGAATATCTATTCTCCGCCCAATGGTCGATAGCTTCCGCTTGAGCTTCACGTAAAGCAAAAAGAATACGACCGTGAGCAGGGTGAGCAATGTGCCAATAGTTCTGTAAAAAATGTTTCTCATCTCTGACACATTTCCTCCACTCCACTTCCTGTCGGAGTTCTGCTAGCCTACTCATCATGCTTACCAATCACTACTGGTGGATTCCAGAGGCGCTAACCCCACAGCAGTGCGATCAGATCGACCACGCCGCTGCCGAGATTCCCCAGATCGAAGGAATACACTTCGGAGATACGGGCGGGGATCGCAATTCTCAAATATCTTGGATTTATGACGAATCCATAAGCGAGATAATCTGTGCTTGGATACAACAAGCCAACAAAGAAGCAGGCTGGTACTACGATTTACAAATACCAGAAGCCGTACAATATACTCGCTACCTAGAGGGCGGCCAGTACGAGTGGCATATCGACGGAAACCAAGATCAACATGCCGCCCGTAGACTCGTCCAAGTCGCTCCTCATCCGATACCATTAAACGTTACTCCGTTCCCAGAATTCCAAGGAACTGTACGAAAACTTTCTGCAACAGTCAACCTTTCAAACCCCGAAGATTACGAGGGAGGGGAACTTCAGCTTCGCTGCTACGACCAAATGCACATCTTTAACGAAGCACCCAGAGGCTCCATAGTCGTATTTCCCAGCTTTATTGAACACCGAGTAACCCCAATCAAAACAGGAGAGCGCAGAGCGGCTGTTGTCTGGTACAACGGCTACCCCTTACGCTAACAACCCATATCTTTCCGTAACTGCTCCCACACAGACCATTGTGATTCAGTCCACGTATGGTCAATCGTATTGTAAAGCTGCGAACACTGAGGCCCATAGCCAGGAACCAAGTCAGTTCTAACTGTAGGCGCAGGCTCAGACTTCTCGTTACCAGGCCACAACATCATAAGACCAGATATACCAGCAATAAGAGCCACAACAGCAGCCGTAATAGCTTTAATGATCTTCTTGATGGACT